GATCAATCTGAAGGTTGGTTGTGGTGCTACCCGCTGCCAGGCGACCACCGCCAGACCAATCTGGCTGCTCATGCTGCAACAGGAACACATCGCCCAGAGTGACAGCAATAGCCTCGAGTGGCGCTCTGAACGAAACCGTACTACGAATGTAGCGGTTGTTCTTGAGCATGTAGACGCCTTCTTTGGCAGCCTGGTCTGGATCGGTCACACCCCATGCGGTAATGCGAGATGACTTGATCGTCTCACCTTGAGCGATAGCGTCATCATAGAGCTTGATGGTGCGGCGCTTGTTGCGATCCGCCTCATCAAAATACTGGACCTCGATCTCGTTGGCGCGATCAATGATTGAGAACCACTGTTGCGCGAACGAATCCTTAATGATGTTGCCAACCGTGAACAACTGCGTTGGAGCCGTTTCACGATCAATCGCCAGCGAATACTTCGTGCCTATTCTGACAAGCCTGGCGTGTCCACAGCGCGTTACATACTGCAAGGCATCCCAGACATTCATATCCGTGTCGAAGACGCCCTGATATGTCAGGCTCTTGGTGTCGCAGTAGTCTGCCCAATCTCTGAATTTATCAATGTCAATACGAGAGTCTGGAATCGCAGCGCCGTAGCGAGTATTCGTCAGCATATCCAGCGCGATCCAGGCTGGATTCTTAGAGTTCTCGTCGTACCAGACATCGTTAGTCGAGTCCCAACACCTGATCACCTTGCCCTGGTTGTAGTAGGTGACGTTTGGCAGGCTGCTAATCTGATCCGTGAGCTTGATCTTCAGACCGACCATAGCGGTGTACGGGTAGGTCACGTCATCGAAGATGATCTCGTTCAGGTCCGACCATCCTACGTTGTCAACGATCTGGGCTTCTGAACTGTCAGCCGTTGTTCTGCGAACACGAACGTCATACGCGCCCTGCGGCAAAGGTGGACTGAAGAAACTGGTACGAATGGCGCTCGTGCGCTGGCCTGACATTTTTGGGGTCTGGAAAACAATGTCATACTCGCGCTCATCGTAGTAGCCTACGTTGCGACCATCAATGTCACGAACGGCACGACCATCCAGATAGTCGCCAGCATCGCGGAACGTGCTGCGAACCTCTTCTTGAGTGTACGAACTTACATTGCCGTTAGCGTCATAGGTGTTGTAGCCGTGATAGACATAACGATTGGAATACGTGTCAACAGGACCGCCCCACGTTCCCAGCGTTGTCCATTCGGTGTCTGTGGTCAGCTTGTATTCAATTTCCAGTGGAACGGTAACGGTTCTTTTTGACCCGTCATCCAGATACTGAATAAGACCTCCAGGCGCCACGCAGTCAACGCGAAAAGCGTCGATAACTCCGGTCGTCCTAGTCTGGAAAGTCTGGTTGAGAGTAACGCCTACGGAAATTGGCGTCGTCGTATCACCGAACCAAGGCATGATCTCCTGGGTTTCGGAACCAAGGCGCGTCTGTGTCTGAACGTGTTGATACGAATTTAGAGGCTGCTCATTTACCTCGATGTCTCGAATACCGGCAATGTGACCTTCGCCAGCACACATGAGCATATAAAGATACTGCGTGTTACCGGCATTCTTCGTGTAAACATTGACGATGTTACCTGCCATGCGAAAGCCGCCATAGCAGATTGGAACTGGTATGCCCTCTTCGGCTGTGTTTTTCGCACCGTCGATGCCGTAGGTGCGTGAGTTCTCCATCTCACTGTCGCTGCCCATGCTGGGAAGCGTCGGAGGTAGAATTGCATTTATAAGGAGAGAACCCGCTACTACAAAAGCGACTTCCCAGGCTACCGCCGAACCACCCCACGCACCAGAAGCCCAGCCTCCAAACTGCGGAGCGTAAATGACGACTACGATAAGCAGGATTAAGCGAAAGATGTCTTTCGCATCGTCACCAGCAGGTGACCTGACGATTACTGCCGAATCGCCCTCTCTAATGGTCTTTGACTCCCACTCCTCACGAGTAATCAGCCTGCCATTGAGCGTGGCTGTAATCGTCTCCTTCTCCCAATTTGGGAGGACATCGACTAGCTTGTCGCCGTCCTCAAGCGGGTGAAGAAATTCCTCGTGGTCTGTCAGGTCAAAAATGTTGTGAGCATAGATGACCTTCATGTGACCCGAAGGGGTCAATGTCACAGGCAGATTCTTGTCATCAGAGGTAGTCATAGTAGGCTACAATCCTTGCTTCCCAATCTCGTATGCGCTCGACGGTGACACCGCCGCTCCGCTCCCAGACATGAATAAACATGCCGTAGGGAAGGGTGAAGCCCACATGAGCATTTCCACGGAGTCGAATGAGCATGGCACAACCATCCTTCTTTTCGACCTCCTCCCATTCCTGCTTTTTGTCCAGAACCATAGCGATGATCTCTGGACCTACGCTGGGCGATGTGTAATCCGGGACCTCTTTACCGATCCTGCGATACATCTCACGCAGCAGACCATAGCAGTCGTACTTGTCCGGCCCTCTTCCACCGTACTCGAACGTCTTGCCGATTAAGTCTTCGTACTCAACCATAGCGGATGCCACGACCCTTCAAGCCAGGGAATCCGCCGAAGCGATGGCTATTACCGTGAGCCGAGCATCCATTTGTCCCTTGAAGAGAAAGGTCGCATGTTGTAATAGGCCCTGTGTAGCCACATTCCGCGCTCTTGTAGTGCCAGCGACACCTGTCGCGCATCTGAAGCATCTGCGGGAAGCGCCTCTGAAGAGGGTTCTCCGCGCCCAGCTTGATTGAGATTTTGAAGTCGTTGGCATTAGCAGCGACTACATCAAATATTTCCTCCATTTCTGGATCGGCAGTCAGATTGCCAGAGTTGACCACTCGCATGATGACCGTCGAGCCTGTTGCGCCCTGGAGTGCGTTCAACTGTGTCAGGAGAATCTTCTGGTAATCAGTCGCCCCCAGGGTGACCTCTGGTATTCCGTTTGCGTCTTTGGAAAGTTTGAGATCGAACGGAAATGCGGTGTACGTCTGGAGATTGTAAACGACATCCTCATTGTTGTTGACCACATAAATCGTATCAACAACCTGGTTGGTCGTAGAGTCTACAAGCTGAATTTCCAGCAGCACGAGGAACGCATTGCCAGAGGCAAGCTGGTTCTTCTCTACCGCATTAAGAATCGAAAATGAGTTGGGCATTATACCTGCTCCAGTGTTATCTCCGTAATGTCCCAGCGTCTCAGCGAGGCCATGCCGGTATACTTAATCTTTGGCACACCTTTGAACCTAACAGTGTACTCGGTGTTATCTGCTGGATTCAAATAGGTAAATGACTCTGAGCCACCTTTCTTGGACTCCCAGAATGAGACGAAACTATCCTTCTCCGTTGTCGTCAGGTCTGTGAACCCAGTCGTCCAAGTCTTCCTTGGAGTTCTAGTATAGCGCGGTCTGGTAATTGTGTAACCACCCTCTACCTCAAATCGCTTTACTGGGTCAGCCGAAGACTCAGTAAAGTGCTTGGAGTCCTCGAGACCCGCTAAAGTGACTGTTGGAAAGTCTGCCATTACCTCATTGCTCCCTGCATGCCGTCACGGAAGTTGCCTGGGCGCATTGCTGCTCGCAGTACAACATCCAGAACGTATCTCTCACCATCAAACTTCGCACCGCCCTGTTGCTCTGCCTCTACTGGCGTTCCAGACTCGTTTATGACGTTCACCTCTACATTGGCCTGTGCTGGCTGATTACTGCCTTTCCCAAATGATACCGGGATAGACCGACCATCGGGCAACGGGACATAGGCTTCATTCTGGTCACCCTCACCAAAGACTGCAATTTGCGGCTTGGTGGCGATACCACCACGCGCATAACGCTTCAGCGGCATAGAACCTTTCGGACCAATGACACCACCCATAGCGGCAAAAACCGTATTAAAACTGTCTCCAGACAACCCGTTAAGCTCTGTGCTACTTGCTGTGCCGCCACCGCCCATTCCTATAGCCATCAGAGCGATCCTGGCAATCCACGCCCGCATAATGATCTTGGCGATGTCTGCGAGAACGGACTTCGCAAAGTCCTTGAACGCAAACTTACCTTCCATTATACCGTTGACGAACTCATCCACGAAGTTGCTGATCCATCCGGTGGACGCTTCCTCAAGGTTGCCAATGCCGTCTTCCCACTCGCGGAACATGCGCTTGATTGGAGTGCTGTTCTCGAAGGCTTCCTTTTTGGCCTTGATTAGCTCCTCATACTTGGCCTGAAGCTCATTGATGTTTTCCGCCTCTGCGTTACGCAAAAGAAACTGCTGCATTTGGACCTCAAGCAGTTCCATCTCTCTTTCGTGGCGCTTTCTTGCATTAACAATACCGTCAAGCTCCAGGTCATTCAGTTCATTCCTGACATCCAGAATTTCTCTGTTGACCTCTACATCCTGTACTTTCTCCAGTAGCTCCTCTGCCGCAGCATTGAACTTCTTCAGGTCCTCTGGGGTAAGCTCCAGACTCGCACGAAGCGCCTCGATCATTCTACGGAACTTGCGAACACGATTAGCAGCCGCGTCAGTCGCCTCGTCGTCGATGGCCTCCTGATACATCTGGGCTTCTTCAGTAACCTGGGCAAGCTGACCTGCCAGGTTCTTCATCGCCTGCTCAAAGTTGCGTTTGTTCTTCAGGTCTTCGGCGGCTTTATCTACATCTTTAACCGTCTCAAGAATCTTCTCAAACATTAGCTGCATTTCTGCGGGCCAATTGTTTCTATCCCCAAAGCGACCAGCTTCAACAAGGGCCAGGAACTTCTCGGTCTCCTTGCCCGTGTCCATCAACTGGGCCTGGAGACCCGCCAGCTTC